ATCACTTTAAATTAAAGTGAGTTTTTATTAGCCACCAGTTGATAGATCGTTTCCGCCTTGTCCACCTTCCATATTACCATCGTGGTACGCATTATCGTACTTGATAGCAATAGTGATGTTTAGTGGGTCGCTAGTTGAATAGTTGTTTTCACCGTAGTTTACGTTTTGTATATAGCAACCACCCAATGTCCAAGTGTCAAGAACTGCTTCGCTACCGTCTAAGTTTTCAATTACCATTTCAAACTTATAACCACTACCAGATCTTGAAGAATATTGGTTAGCATGATCTACCTGCTTTTGAACTTGAGAACCAATTGCACGAACTACTTCGTTGGTTACATCATCTTTAACAGTTAATGTGATTGGATCCCAACTGTGCTTACCAGCCAAGTTAATACGAGAGTTATAAACATCTACTACAACATCATCGTGGGTTAGACTTGGACGACCAACACTTACCACCTGGCTTGTTAGCTGTAAAGTGTCACCTGTACCAAAACCGGTTAATGTGACACGGAAGCGATAACTTAGCTTAGGCTGTACCAGAGGGCCACTGGCCCCGCCTGGTACGTTAAATTTACTTAAATCGACTGCCATTTTTCAGTTCTCCTTGTCGTTATTTAGTGTTATTGGCGATCGCGCCTGTGTTTACAACTCGAACTGGAATGTAGATGAATTCAATTGCCTTAACAGGTTCAATTGCGATATCGATATACAATTCGTTTCTGTCGATTCTTGGTGGTGTGTTATTTGTTTCATCACAAACTACCAAGAAGTCATATACAGCACGCTTTGATACCATATCGGCTAGGAAACCGTTAAACAACTTAATTACACGATCGCGTGTGATCTTGTCGTTTGGTTCAAAGATGAACGGACGAGCAATAATATCAAACTGCTTACGTAGATATACCAATAAGCGAGCTACATTAACACGATCTAGTGCTGAGTCAAATGGATACAATGTCTTTTGACCCCAGGTAAACAATCCTTGACCTGGGAAGTTAACCAATGGGTTAATCTTGTCTTGATACAATGTATCTCGCTGACCTTGGTTTAACGCCAATGGTAAAAATTCATTTTCGCTGTTAACAACACCCAGGTTACTGATACCACTTAGTACACCGCGGGTTAAACCAGCTGGTGCAAACCATGGATAAGCAACTTGGTCATTGTATGCATAACCGCGTAGAACTGCATGACTTGCTGGAACAGCAACATCATTACCATTTAGATCTGTAGACAATGCGCTTGGGTAGTAAATTGCGGCATTACCACTGCGTGTTGTTAGGCCGGCAGCACCATTTGTGCCTGCTTCTGTACCCAATGCCCATGTGTGAACAGCACTCATCTTGTTTGACAACTTCATTGGAGTATCAGCAATTACGAAAACTGTTTCCTTGCGGTCGTAGCTTAGTGTAATCATTTCGTCAATACACTCAACATAACCCGGTGTTGCAACTAGATTGAAGTCTAGTGTTTCTGCGCGAAGATCTTCGTTCTCTGTTAGGGCGGCTTGTAGACGCTTTACAACTACTCGACGCTGTGCTTTTTCAAACATATATGGGGCACCAGCTTTAGGACCACTGTCAACATTGCCTGATTCAGTTTGCCAAAACTCCATTGCGGCGTTCCAACGCTTAACATTACCAGAACTTACTGCGCTGTTCCATAATAGCATACCATCTGGATAGTAAGCTGGGTTAGGAACTTCTTCATCCATTGGTGTAGCACCACCTTCAACACCACTGTTGTCACCTGCTGTTGCTGTTAAATCAACAAACAAGCAACCATTTTCTGTTGTTTGGTCGGCATTGTCTCTTGTTACCCAGTCTGAACCGTCATAGTACTTGATTACTGGATAATTTTCCATGTCATTGGTATCAACCCATACATCGCCGTTACTTGCTGTGCTTGGTTCTGTTGTGTTAACATGAATGTTATCTACTGCTGTCCAGATTGGTGTATCGTTAACTGTTGCCTTAACATAGACATCAACATTTGTACCAGCATCGTACCATAGGCGGCCGTCAACAATAGGACCTG